ATCGGCAGCTACGAGACCTGGTCGCGCGTCCTGGGCGGCGTGCTCGAGGTCGCCGGCATCGATGGCTTCCTCAGCAATCTCGACGAGATGCTCGCCGCGGCCGATGGGGAGGGCGCAGTGTGGCGCAGCTTCGTCGGCGCGTGGTGGGCCAGGTTCGGCACGGCGGAGGTCGGGACGGGGGATCTCTTCGAGGTCGCCCAGGCTTGCGAGCCTCCCCTGCCACTGGGCACTGGCGGGGAGCGTTCCCAGCGGACCCGCCTGGGCAAGGCACTGGGCCGGATGCGCGACCGCGTCTTCGACGTCGATGGCTACAAGCTGCGCGTGTGTACCAGCGGGGTGAGCCACCAAGCCAAGCGCTGGCAGCTGCTGCAGGTCGGGGAACGTGGGGAACGTTTTCCGGAGCCAAAAATCGAAGGGGAACGTGGGGAACGTTTTCCACGGCCTCCCGAAGCATCGGGCGGGGAACGTTTGGGCGAAGAGGGGAACGTTATTTTGCAACGTTCCCCGGCACAACCCATTGAAAACATTGAGCGAGGGGAACGTGGGGAACGTGGGGAACGTTTTTCAATACTTACGCACGCGCGCGCGCGCGCCCACGCTATAGGGGATACGGGAAAACGTTCCCCACGTTCCCCACGTTCCCCTAACCCAATAGAATCAGAGGCTTACGGCGGGGAACGTTGCGAAAAACGTTCCCCCACACGTTCCCCTTTTCTCCCAACCCCTCTCTGGCACCCGGATGTGCGCGACGGGTCGGAGCCCGTGGCCCCGAGCGCGGTTCTGAGGACGGAGGTGGGCGCCGTTCCCGTGAGGGTTGGCGAAGCTCGTGAAGGTTGCTCCGACAACCCTCACGAATTCGGTCTCAATAAAATCAATGGCTTACGTGATTCTCGTGAGGGTCGTGAGGGTCGTGAATGTTTTCCAGACCTTACGCGTGCGCGCACGCGCGCGAATAGCCAGGAGGACCCCGGAAAACCTTCACGACCCTCACGACCCTCACCAGAGGAAGGAAAATCAATGGGTTATGACCTGGAGGGTGTGAGGCAGCACCCTCACGACCCTCACCAACCCTCACGGGCGGACAGAACCGACCTCTCCGAGCCCCCCGACTGGCTGAGGGGCGTCCCGTAGTGACGAGCCCCATCCCCCGCATCCCATCGCCCGCCAGCCCAGCCGCCCCGACACCCGACCACCAGCCCACCGGAGACCTCCATGCCAGCCATCGATCCCATTGAGATGATCGCGCGGCCGCCCGTGCCCGCACTGCACCCACCAGCCCCCGCCGGCGCCATGCTCGCCCTCGACCTCGGCACGACCACCGGCTACGCGATCCGCACCGCCGACGGCGCCATCGCCAGCGGCACGGTCTCGCTGCGGCCCAGCCGCTACGACGGCGGCGGCATGCGCTACCTGCGCTTCCGCGCCTGGCTCGATCGCGTCGCCGAAGAAACCACCGGCATCGCCGCCATCCACTACGAGGAAGTCCGCCGGCATCTCAGCACCGACGCCGCCCATGTCCATGGCGGCCTGCTCGCGACGCTGAGCGCCTGGGGCGAGCTCAAGGCCATCCCCTACCAGGGCGTGCCCGTCGGCACGATCAAGCGTCACGTCACAGGCAAGGGCAACGCCGACAAGGCCGCGGTCATCGCCGCCATCCGCGCCCGCGGCTTCAACCCGGCCGACGACAACGAGGCCGACGCGCTCGCCATTCTGATCTGGGCGACGGAGACCAGCGGAGGCATCCGATGACCGGCACCACGATGCTCCGCAATGCCGCTCAGATCGTCGCTGAGCGCCGGAAGGCCTACGGGACGCCCGCGAGGTCCATGGAGCTGCTCGCCAAGCGCTGGTCGCTCACCCTGGGCCAGCCAGTGACGCCAGCCCAGGTCGCCATGTGCCTCATCGACCTCAAGCTGACCCGGCTCGCCCACGACCCCGGCCACCAGGACTCGATCCTCGACATCGCCGGCTACGCCGCCGTCCTGCACGAGGTGTCGCGATGAGATGGGCCCCACGCGGCTTCGGCGGCGCGCGCAGCACGCCCGAGCGGATCAAGCAGGAAGGCTGGCGCGCACAGCGCGTGCTCGTGATCGCCGCCGACGACCAGCGCCTGACCTGGCCCGAGCGCGAGCTCGTGCGCCAACTCGGCGAGAAGCTCTACGGCCCGCAGGCGGGCAATCGGCAGGAGGTGCGGCATGACTGACTGGACACCGGAGATCGTCGACGACCGGCTCTGCGAGGCGGCGCGCGTGCTGCGCCGGCTGCCGAGCATCCGCATGCAGGGATTTTTCAGCACCTGGCCGCGCATGGCGGTCGAGTTCAGCGACCTCGTCGGACAGACGCCGGAGCCGATGCGCCGGCCACCGCCCAGCGCGGCCGCGATCACGCGCATGGAGGCAGCGCTGCCCTGGCTGCAATGGCTTGAGCGCGACGACGCCAAGCTCGTCTGGATGCGCGCCGAACGCGCGCCCTGGAAGGCGGTCTGCTGGCGCCTGGGCCTGGCGCGCTCGACCGCGCATCGCCGCTGGGAATACGCGCTCAGCGTGATCGCCTGGCGGCTGCAGCTCCAGCGACCACCATCGCTCAGGATGGGCCGCGACCAGCTCGTGGCGCGTGTGCGGCTGTTCGGCGTCGAGCGCGATCGCCTCGCCGATCACCGCCGCCAGGGCCCGCCAGGCGCCCAGCGCCCAGGTGAGACGCCCGCCATGCGCGCCTCTGCGATCACGGGCAGCAGGAACGCCCTGATCTCGGACACGACCTGATGGAAGTCGCTCGGTGTCGCGGTGAGGAGTCGAGTTGCGTCTGCGCGGTCCCTTGCGGGGGCCGTCGGATCTCTCCGAACGTCAAGCGCAAAACATCGGTGAGACAATTTTCAGTGAGACATCGCCGGGTTGGACAGGTCGGCCGGTTTTGGGGCACATGGTCGCCAGGATCGCGAGAGACGCGCGACGACGGTGAGCGGGTGAGTACCTCTCCTGGACGAGCGCGGCGACCAACACACGCAGTTTCCAGCAGGCGCGATCGCGCATAGCGTCGCGCTTCATCAGATGACCCGAGCGAGAAACGAAATGGCCAAGACACGATTCGACGACGAGCAGATCCGCGCGATCCTGGCCGAGCAGGCCAGCGGCGTGTCCGTGTCGGAGATCGCCGAGAAGCACAAGATCTCCTCGGCGACGTTCTACAACTGGAAGGCCCGCCTCGGCGGCGAGACCCCGCAGGCAGCGTCTGCCGCCCCCAAGCGCGGCCGGCCGAAGGCCGCCAAGCCCGAGGGCAGCGCGCCGGCGCCGAAGGCCAGTGTCGCCGACGAGAATAGCCGCCTGAAGGTGATGCTGGTCGATCTGATGCTCGAGGTCGACGACCTCAAGCGCAAGCTCGCGGCGCGTTGATTGGAGGCGTGGCGATGGCCGGCGCTCTCCAGATGGTGTCTCCAATTAGACATCCAATTGGAGAGTAGAGGCCGATAAAATGACCGCTAACCCTTTGAAATCACGGGTCCTTCCGGCTAGAGAGTAGTGCAGGGGGGCAACGCGCGGGACTTCGCCACCGTCAGCCCCGAAAACAAGGTTACCGGTTACCGCCCCAGGGGCCGGCAGGCCCGGAAACACGCTGCCACGGCGCCGCCGCGCGCTGCGCCGACCTGGTAACCGACGTCCGGTAGCCGGAGGGAGGCTACCACCGTGCGTCGGTGACGGCATCGCGCCTGTATCTGTTCGGACCCGCGCCCCTCAGTTGGGCGTCTTTCTTTACCCGAGGGCCAAAAGTGCAGCTTCCGGCGCCTTGTCCAGAATCCGCAGCAGCGCCTTTGCGGGGCCGGCGGGCAAACGCTTGCCTTGCTCCCAGTTGCGGACGGTGTCGATCGGTATTCCCAACCGTGAGGCGAAATCAGCCTGTGTCAGACCAGTGCGCCGACGTACACGCCGGGCATACGTGGCAGCATCCCTGGCTGCCGCCGCATCGTCCTCGGCAGCCTGCGCCCGTAGATCGGCTTCCGTCGTTGCATCGACCTTGCGCGTGTCGATCCTGCCCGCGGCCGGCTTGCCGGCTTCGAGCCTAACGCGAACTGTCTTCATAGCGAGCGACCTCCTTCGCATTTGCCTTGCGGGCAGAAATGATTCGAAGTGCATCCCCACGCGGCGTGTAAACAACCAAAAATAGACGTGGCCCGACGCGTCCGAGTACCCGGTACCGGGCCTCGCCGTAATCGAAGCGCTCATCTCGTTC